CTTTTAATATGTTTGGTGTATGTCCTCGAGCAGTTATTATCGCGAATATAGAACCACCGTTTATACACTCTACAAAATCGTCCCATGATGGTCCTATTTCTGCTATCATAGAGTCAACAACAAATCTTTTATCACCCGAAACTGAAAAGTTTCTATATGGGTCTTCAGCATAACTTGAAATTGTTTTACCCTTATATTCAAAATCTTCAACACCTATCTTATGTCTATATTCCGCAAAGTCTTCAGTAGACATGCCGACTTCATACCCATCATCGGTGAGTAACATTATTTCAGTCGGCATTGTTAGAATATTATCATCCCAATCAAATGCATAGTATTTTAAATCGGGGTTACCCGAATCATCAATACCTTCTTTTAGTATATTAAGTAAGTGTTTTTTTATTCTGTTTTTTAACATAGGTAAAACTGATAAAATTACTTATTGTTAATTTTTTCTATCAATCTTTCTAGTTGAGCCTCAGTAATAACAATACTTTGAGGTTTTTCAGAATAGGTTTTTTTGTCACTTGTCTTAATGTTCAAGGACTCTTCCAAAAGCTGTTTGTTAAATTTCATATCTTATATTGTTTTTTATTAAATGTCTTCAAATGACGCACCTGTCGGTGTAATTAAGAATTCAATATCAATAAATTCAAGAGATCTGGTTGGTTTTAAGTATATTTTACCAACTAACTGATTAGCATCTAAGTCTTCAGGTGTGTTTTGAACCACCACTCTAAAGTCTATTAAACCTCTATCTCTTCTAATTGAATCTAATATTGGATTTACTGAGTCTAGGAACTGTTGTCTTACAATATCGTCGTTTTGTTCGAAGAGTAATCTAACAGCGACTGCTGAAATTAACTTACGAGCCTGTAACAACAATCTTCTAACGTTTAATCTGTCTAACGCAGATTCTCTAACCTGTAAAGTCTTATTACCCCAAATTACTGTACCAACATCCGAGAAAGTTGCAATCGGATTTAATCTACCCTTATATAATGTGTCTCTGTCTTCTTGAGTTAACTTCTTACGGGCTTTAACACCACTGACTAAACCTCTTGTGTAACCAGCAGACGCGAACCATGGGAACGCAATATTGTCTGTTAAAGCCAAGTTTCTTGTAACTTCTGCGGTTGGAGGTAAATATATTTGTGTGTTATTTACACCGTCTCTCGTTAAAATCCACGGGTAATATGTTGCGGTGTAGTTAGAATCAATTCCTGTTTCGTCTAGGTTATCTACAGCCTCTTCTGGGTAAATAAAATCAGTATCAAAACTTGTGGTTGTAGGTACAAACAAGTTATAATCAGGTGTTGTACATATATAGACAGAGTCTGCCCTCTCTCTTTCAACCATATCAATAGCCTCTTCGACTAAGTTTGAGTTATTTACGTAATCTATACCTGGAGTGGTAAACACATTAATATCAACCGCTTCTGGATTTGAGAATGTCCACTGTCCCCATAGATATGCATAATAGTCAGTATTTGCCCATCTTTGTTTATTTGGTCCTACTATTTGTTTGAAAGCACCCCATCCTGTTGCACTTGGGAAAGATATTGATGGTGCAGCTCCTTTACTGAAACCTGATCTACCTAATACATATCTATCACTATTTGTTCTATATTCTCTATATATATCCCATCCATCAAAACCACCTGACGGTACTAAAGTGAACTTTCTTGCCTGTATTCTGTAATAAGGATGTTCATCATCTGATGGTTCACTTCTAAACTCAGCAACACCAACCTCAAATTCTTGGTCGTCGATGTTATCATAGTCAGCAGTTATTTTAGATACTGATGCACCTATATCCATGTGGAAACCAGGAGTAATAATAGCCCATTGGTCTGACTCTAATGCAGTCTCTAAATCCACAGGATTTTGTTTACCCTTATATTGTAAGAAATCAGAATCAATACCAACAGTGTCACTTACACCCAAATATGTTCTTCTAATCTTATCACCGGCACTTCTCGTTTCGTTGTCACCCGTACCCGACCCAAACGGTGGATTGTAAACAACATCACCAGGTTTATTATATTTTAACTTATACATAAGTCTAGGAGACTTCATATTTGAATATCTTCTTGTCTTGTACCCTCTAAAACCACATGGTAGAGCGTCCACAGGGGCTTCTTCACTCATTTCTAACATTATGTACCTTGACTTCAACTCAAAATCACCATTAGATGTACCTATTTTTTTAGCTACATAACTATTTTCATTTGGATTCATAGTACAGTTGGTGAACTTTTCGAGTACAACAACATTATTGTCTGTATCATAAAAATCTCTAACAATCACATCGAAAGTTAAATTGTTAAATGATATATTTGTAATCGACATCTTTACTTCTGTATTGGCACTATTACCATCAGATATTGTTATAAATTTAAACAGGTCATATATTTTATCACCCCTCAATTCAGAAACAACGAAAGGAGTTTCAGGAGTTTGGAATTTATCTAAGTACCAACCGATACCTGTATTATCCTTATCTCCTCTAGCACTCTCTAATTTTAATAGTTCACACGAAAGACCTCTAACTTTACCACTTAAGTAACCACTATTTAACATTACTGGGTAAATTTCTTCTACAAACACAGGGACTTCATTTCTGTCTTTTGAGAAATTTGTTACACCAAATACTTTTGTTATATAGTTTGACTTAGATAAATCAAATGAAGTTCTAAAACTAAACTCTTCATTTTCGTCTGTAACACCATTTATTTGGAATGTTTCATACGGATTCATAGTAACACCTGAATATGGTCCGTCACACACAATATTTAAATTTTCAATATTTGAAACAACATAGTCGGGTCCTGCATTTTCACCGTATGTTGTAATACCTCTCGATCTTAAAGTTGCAATAACTAAATCATTATAATCTTTAAACGGGTCAGCGAAAAGGTTATTACCATATATTACAAATGTTCCTGAGAATTCACCGTCATCACAAGAATGACAATCACTATCATTAGGGTCTGACAAAGATTCATATCTTAAACCAAATGACATACCTAAATACTTATTAAACTGTTCTTCACCGTTATATTCGTTTAAATAATCAAAACAAGAATAGAACCACGCATCGTTTAATGGTGATGAAAGGTCGGCTTCTCCAATTCTAATATTATCAACACCTAATTCATTTACAACGTCTAAAACAGGATAATCATTAATAGAATCGATACTGTTATATGGGGTGTCAAATAAACTACCAAAAACATACATTTTGTCCATACCCTTTTTTAACAATACATTACCATTTTGGTCTACAACATTTAAATTATTTATGGCGAACTCAGAAGATGTTGGATCAAAGGATGAACTATTATTAATTAAATTAAAGAATATTTCTTTAAAGTCGTTTTCAAAAGTTGAAACGTCACCGTTAAACTTTGTATATTCTTTTTTATATTTGTCACCGAATTTTAAAATAAACTGAGCAAAATCGGCAGTAGTTTCATCTATATATAATGAAGAAAAATC